AGCAGTAAATGAATCGCTTCCATCTCCATGACCGATTTCATGGCTGTATATATAATTAGTATTAGAGCTGCTATCATTCTTACTTGCTGCAATAGGATTTTCATATATTGTTGCTTCATCCCAAGCCGTTCTTACAAAATTATCTGTTGTTGTTCCTATAGACCACGTTTGTTCTAAATAGTTATATAAAACATATTTATCTATTTCCATGCTTGTGCCAGAAGGATAAAACCACATGACTTCATTTACGCTATCATTTGAAGCTGCAAAAACTTTATATGCTTGATCTTGATTTAAGTCAGATAAAACATAATCTAAAACAGTACATGGAACCCTTTCGGTTGAACCAGAATAGACATAAAATCCATTACGATCCATAAAATAAACTCTATTATTAGATGTTGCTGCTGCATTAGGTGAAATTATGCTTGGTCCTTCAGCCACCTCTGTAAAGGAAAATATAAAGGGTTCGCCTACAAAGCGCATAGAAACAATTCCAGCATCTGTCCAAATCAGTATTTCTTGCCTTGTTCTCAAAGCAGCAATAATTGTTGAGCCTTGAGATAACTGTACTCCGCCTGCTTGGTTTGTTGCTGTTGGAGTCCAATCAACCGCACTTTCTCTATCTGAAAATCTAACCAATAATGGATCAATATCAGAAGAACCAATTGCATTTACTCCAAAAGCTATCACATGTTTGTCTACATCTGATGTCATAACTTGTAAACATTTTGTAGGAACGTCACTAGCACCTGACTCTGCTGTTAAATTAACAGCTCTTGTTGTTAGCCCATCTGATTTATCCCAAAAATAAATGCCTCCTGCTCTAGGATTGACTATTGCATCATCTCCAAAGTTATCAATCGACCACAATCTTAATTGGTTAGTAAAACCTAAATTACCAGAAGAACCAAAAGTTCCATCTCCCCATCCATTTAAGCCCCAACCAGTGCCACGAACATAAACATCTAAACCAGAATTTAATTGATAAGCGCCAACAACACTACTTCCACCATTACCACTGTCACTAGCATTAGCAGTAGCGGTTGCTGTAAAAGTATATGTATTTGTGCTTGCAACAGAATCAATTTGATATTCTTGATTTAAAACATCTGCTGTTATGTTTCCACCTAAAGTAGCAGCGCCTGAAAAGGTTACAAAGTCTCCTTCTACAGCTCCATGACTGGTATCTGTTGCAGTAATTGTTGTAGAACCATCAGTTGCTGCAAAAGTAACATCACCAGCAGAAGTGGTTGCTCTTATTGGGGTTATATCGTAATAAACATCTCCACTTAAATTATAAAGCTTTTGATGAGTTCCCAATATAACAAAGGTATCTCCATCAGTAGCTTTATAGGGATATATTTTTCTGCATGTTCCAATAAATGTATCATTAGAATATTTCTGCCAACCGCCTATTCTTTCGGGTCTGCCCTTTCTAAATCTAACTTTATCTGCATCAAACCAACCGCCCTCATTGCTATAATTAGTGCCTTCTTTGTTGATCCCTGCTCTAAAAACATATTTTCTTAATGGCATATTATTTCTCTACCTTTTAACTAAACTACCACCGAAATACATTCCAATAATAGCTGATACTAAATTTGTGTCTAACTGTGTAATGACAAGTCCTTGAAATGTAATCCATTCAAAAACCTCTCGCCCCTCTCTAAAAAACCAGAATCCTGGGTTCCAATTGGTATATCCAACTGTTACATCAACCATTGGATAAAATACCGCTACCAGTTTAGGCAATAAAACAATTGCAAAAATAGCCGTTAATGCAATAATTCTTCTAGTCCAAGCAAAACCCTTGTCTTTCACATCTCTAGCAGCCTTTATAGCTTTCATCTCAAACTCACCTCTCGTTATGAGAAGTTTCTGCTGTTCTTCTTTTGCTTTTCTACTTTGCGACCAAATGCTTAATAAACTACTCAACAAGGTTGAGCCAAGCATGGTTATAATTTCAAAAGGGAAGCCCATTATAAAATCTTCGTATATACCCTCAAAGGCTCTTTTTTGCCTTTTACAGATATTTCATTAACAAACTTAAAGTCATTGTGTTTATTAAACATCGCTGTGCCTTCCCCTATCAAGAGATCAAAGCCCGCCTCTTTTGTTGCTGACTCTAATCTTGCCCCTGTATTTACCGCATCTCCTATGGCAGTATAATCAAAACGAGACTCACTTCCCATATTTCCTATAACCGCCTCGCCACTGTTAATCCCAATACCTATTGCAATCGGTGGCAATCCTTTTTGCTCAAACTCTTCGTTTAACTCTTTCATGTTCTCTATTATATCTAAAGCACAGTTGACCGCTTTTGTTTCGTGATCCGATTGATCCAGAGGCGCATTGAATATTGCCATCATTGCGTCACCTATGTATTTATCGACCATGCCTTCATTCTTCTGTACCGCTTTTTGTTGTGCAGTTAAGGCTTTATTCATAATGTATGTAACATCTTCTGGTGGTAATGACTCAGACATTGAGGTGAACCCCCTAACATCAGTAAATAAGAAGGTAGCATATCTTTTTTCTCCTCCTAACTTTAATAAACTAGGATTTTTTTGTAATTCTTTAACCTGCCTAGGATCAAGATAATGTTCAAATTGTTTTTTTATTTCTTGCCTAAGCTTGTACTGTTCTCTAAATCTTAAATAAAAAGCAGTAGAACCTGTTATAAATTGTGAAACCAAAGACCATGTAACATCTATTAAAATACCCTGTTGTATAGTCCAATAACCATAATAACCTGTTAGAGACATTACAAAGAAAAATGATACCAAACCCAAGGTTATCCCTAATGCGTTTAACAGAAGCCAAATTAAGGCAACTGTAATAACGAATATACCTACCTCTAAAGCAATCGCATAATCAGGAACATGTGGGCTATTCTGTATTAATACGCTTTCTGCTAATGCTGCTTGTATTTTATGTGGCTCTAAAAGCCTGCCATTTGGAACGGACAATTGAGGCATAATGCCTTTTGCTGTAAATCCCACAAAAACAAACTTGCCCTCAACATCCATTTCTTTTAAATCGGTTTGCGGAGTATCCACCCAACTGATCCATTTCCTACCTAAAGAATCCACCGAAACAGGTGGTAAACCCTTAACTCTTATTTGCTCTAAACCATTTTCATTTGTTTTAATGACATAGGTATCGGCTCCTGCTAGAATCTTCAAAACTTCGGTTCCGTAAGCAGGAACCCAACCATCAGGAGTCCTTAATAATAATGGCAATCTTCTTACTAACGAATCTACTTCTGTTCGTGCAACTGCTATACCTTGAGATGCGCTATCCCTAAGTATTGGGATGTTTTCAACAACACCTGTTGCTTTTATTCCACCCTTGTCATTACCTAAAATGACAGTTCCTATTGTTTGTGGGTATTGATTGTTGTCATGCTCAAACATAGCAAGAATGCTCGGAGCATATGTCAATGCCTTCGCAAACTCTTCATCGCCACCAAAGCGGTCTGGCTGTGGAAAGGCGACTACCCAACCTACACCTATTGCTCCCTTTTCTAATAATTCTATCTGTATTTTTGAGAGTCTTTGCCTAGATAGAGGATAACCGCCCTCTCTAGTTATATCATTTTCTGTGATATTTAAAATAGTAAAATAACCCGAAGGTTCTTTTTCTGGGATCAAAGCGTCAAATGTTTTTAGCTTTAAAACCTGATATAGATCATATTGATTTATTAAAGGCATAACCAATAAGAACAATAGAAAAACAGGAATTAATTTTTTCATTAATCCGCTTGATTAATTGTCAGTGTTTTATTGCAATTAGTGGTGCAGTTGTAATTGACTGTGATTGATTTGTTGGTTGCTCCTGATTGCGTTGCCGTCACATCGTAATCATCGGTATAGAAGTTTAACTTCATATAATGATCGCCACTGCCTGTCTGAGTTATGCTTGCATCGTTGTTGTCGGCTGCTGTACTCGCATATATCTTGGCATAGTGTTCTCCACTCCCCGACTGATTGATTGAGAAGTTTGAGTTATCACCGAATGCTCTAATCTCTCCCTCTTTGTTATCACCCGCCTGTGTGATTTCATATATGTTGTTGTCGCCTTGCATATAGATTTCAGCATCGTTGTTGTTGCCGTTCTGCACAATGTCCATGTCGCTGCCATCATCATCGGCATCTATGTAACCAATGTTATCGTTGCCGTCTTGTTCAATCTTGTATTCATTACCTGTATGAGTAGCAACTTGGCTGTAGGCTTTTGCTGTGTTTGAGGTTCCGTTCTGATCTATATCTATTTCTGCATTGTTACAACTGTGTGTTGTGTAAGTTCCTTCAGATAAACCACACCAAACTTTAGTAGTATTGCTTGTTCCTACTTGGTCAATGTGTATCAAAGAACCACTGCCTTTGGTTCTTATTTCAACGCTGTTGTCTCCCGCATAAACAAAAGAGGACAGACTAATCAGACTGATTAATA